CAGAGGAAGTTTGCTTCGCTGTCGCTGGATCCGGAGATACACCAGGCGCAACCTTGTGGGTTTTGGAGCAACTTAAAAGATATTCTCCAAGCGTCTTATATATGCGCCCAGATGTCGAGCTTCTCAACGTTGAAGGAGAGCTTAAAGAGCGCCTCCTAAGGGGAGTCTTGCAAGAGTATGCCCGCTCCGCGGCCCTTAACCGAATCTATCTGGTGGACAACGCCATTGTTGAGAATTTCTTGGGAGATATTCCTGTTACAAAATACTATGACTCTCTTAATGATATAATTGTTTCCACCCTTCACATGATAAATGTCTTTGAGAATTCAAACCCTTTGATCGGATCTTTACAAAGACCTCAGGAGTGCAATCGGATTGCCACCTTTGGGATTGCGGACCTTGAGAGTGGTGAAGAGAATTTATTTTATTCTCTTGACTTAACGAGAGAGAGGTGTTATTATTATGCTATCAATAAGAAACGACTGGAAGAGGACGGCACTCTTATAAAGAAAATAAAGAGTCAGGTGAAATCAAAGATTCAAGAAAACATACGAGTATCTTACGGGGTCTTCCCCACGGAGTACGAACAGGACTACGTATTCTGCAAAGCATACACTTCTCAAATTCAATTAAAAAAAGAGTAAATAGTTCTTGACAAAGCAGCTTATTTTTGATAAACTGTTACACAGATGGTTGGGAAATTGGCCAATCATACTTTAGCTTAAAAAAGGAGAAAACTACATGGCTATTAATATGGACAAGATGAGGGATAAGAAGACTGCCCTCGAAAGCCGCGGCGGAAACCGTGGCAACTTCTGGCGACCCGAGGAAGGGTCGGACACGACGATTCGCATCCTACCTACTGAGGATGGCGATCCCTTCAAGGAATTCTTTTTCCACTACAACGTTGGCAAGAACCCTGGTTTCTTGTCTCCGAAGAAGAACTTCGGAGAAGATGATCCGCTAGATTCCTTCATTCGGAACCTCTTTAACGAGGGAGACGAGGAGTCCATCAAGATGGCCAAGAACCTCATGGCTCGCCAACGGTTCTTCTCTCCCGTGATCGTTCGCGGTCAAGAGGATAAGGGAGTTCAGGTCTGGGGTTACGGTAAGATGGTTTACCAGACTCTCTTGAATCTGGTTCTCAACCCGGACTACGGTGATATCACTGACCCCGAAGCCGGCACTGATTTGGTTATTAAGTATGACAAGCCCGCGGGCGCGTCTTACCCCAAGACCGATATCACGCCCCGCCGGCGACCCTCTCTTCTCTCCGAGGAAGAGACCAACACGTCTGACTGGTTGGATTCGATTCCGAATTTTGATGAACTCTTTGAGCGGAAGACTGCGGCCGAGGTCGGCACTCTTCTGGATGAGTTCCTGTCTACCGACCAGTCGGCAGAGTCGCAGTCGTCCGAGACCACGAAGTACGCTTCGGGTCCCACCGCGACTGGAACGCAACCCTCTTCGGTAGAGGATGCGTTTAACGAGCTATTGGGCTAGGACGTAATACCCGCAGGGAGGCATGGGGTTACAGATGTCTCAACATTTCTAAAAGGAGAAAGATGAGTTTACAGAATAAATTGCGTGAGGCCGACTTGGCTGACGATTTCGAGATCACGCTCAGGTTTGAGGCAGGCGCTGATGTTATTCACGCCTACGATGGTCACTTTCACAATGCGCTAAACGACACCGACTTTGCCAGCACTGTTGCTGGCGTCATCTGTCATGGCGGATTTAATAACGAGGCCATTAACGATATGCGTGGTCAAGATTTTCTAGAGGATTATGAGCGCGATGGTTCGGGGTTCGAGTACTTCGTTTCCGAAGCCATTAACGAGAACTTTTACGAGCTTGGTTTTCTAGACACCACTTTAGAACAATATGATTACAAGCGCGGGTTCCTAACATTTGAGGCCTCTGTGACCACTACGGTGGGAGATATTATGGCTAGTCCCGAAAGCCTCTTCATCGGCTGGAGTGCGACTGTTCCCACCAACATCGGAGAACTAACAATTAATGGCTGATAATGGAAAGGTCAGTATCGCAGAAATGCGGAAGCTTCTCAACAAGAAGGCAGGCGGAAGCGTTGCCTACAACTTGAACGAAGACAATCCCACAGATGTGAAGGAGTGGATCCCCACAGGTTCTCGTTGGCTTGATTCGATCATCGCCCGCGGCAAGCATGCCGGAATTCCTATGGGAAAGATTGCAGAGATAGCCGGCTTGGAGTCAACTGGTAAATCATACATGGCGTCGCAGATTGCGGCGAATGCTCAAAAGATGGGCATTGATGTAGTCTACTTTGATTCCGAGTCAGCCTTGGACTCCTCTTTTCTTGTAAAGGCCGGCTGTGACGTGGACAACGTCCTATACGTCCAAGCTACAAGTGTTGAGGCTGTGTTGGAGTATATCGAGGAACTTCTCGGAACGGGGAATCAGTTCCTTTTTATCTGGGACAGCCTCGCTCTCACCCCAAGCAAGTCGGATATCGAAGGAGACTTCAATCCGTTGTCCAGCATGGCGGTGAAACCTAGGATTCTGTCCAAAGGGCTCTCTAAGCTTGTACAGCCAATTGCAAATAGTTCTTCGACGCTATTGATTCTGAATCAATTGAAGACCAACATTACTTCCAACATTGCGGAGGCGATGACGACACCGTATTTCACCCCTGGTGGTAAGGCTTTGAATTATTCTTATTCTTTGCGAGTGTGGCTAACAGGCCGCAAGGCGAAGGCCAGCTTCATCACTGATGAAAAGGGTTTCCGAGTTGGTTCTGAGGTGAAAGCTAAAATTGAGAAGTCTCGATTCGGAACGCAAGGGCGAGTCTGCACATTTAAGATTGTGTGGGGTGGTGAGGATGTGGCCATTCAGGACGAAGAGTCCTGGTTTGAGGCGATCAAGTCTTCAGAGCACCTCACGAATGCCGGCGCATGGTTTAGTCTTCATTACGAGGATGGTGCCGTAGAGAAGTTTCAGAAGGCAACGTGGCTAGATAAGTTACAGGATGAGAAGTTTCGCAAGCGCGTGCTTCAACTCATGGATGAAGAGGTTATCCTTAAGTTCGAGAGCAAGACCGGTAATGCAGATGACTTCTATCAAATCGATGGTGAAGTCGATACCACGGTTGAAGCTTCACCATAAATAAAACTTGACAATCACTGTGATGTCTGGTATCATTTAAGAATGAAGACTTCGAATAAGACTAGAAACTATTTGAACTTAGCGAAGAGGGCCGCGCAGCAAAGCCAGCATGATACATTTAAGCACGGAGCCGTCTTGGTTAAAGGGGGCTCCGTGCTTAACACTTCTTATAACAAGTCACAACACAAGAGGTTTGGTAACAGGTTCCGGAACGTTCGCGACCGCGGCCACGCCACACATCACGCCGAACTTGGTGCAATACTTGGTTTGGATCGATCCACCACACAGGGCGCAACTCTATATGTTTGCAGAACAAACCGCGAAGGAAAGTTCCGGATGTCGAAGCCTTGCCCCATGTGTGAGCAGGTGCTTCGCTTTTGCGGAATCAAGAGAGTTGTTTATACAAAGAGTGAAGATCAGATAGCCAAGATTAAATTGTAGATTTAATCTTCTTCTTCCAGATACTCCTTCTAGTTACTGTTGGAAACGAGGCACCTATGAATGGATTCACCGGAAGACTCTCCTCACAAGAGGCTACCTTTTTTAAGGCGCGTATTCTTGTCAAAAAAAGAGTTGGCATATATCTTGGAGTTACTTCAATCCGCTGCATCCGCCGATGACCCTTCCTGGAAAGTTATGTTATATAACAAAATTGAGAATCACCTCCAAAAGGCTCGAAAGCATAAGGGCAAAAAGAGGGACGATGCTTGACAACACTCTCAATCGGGGATTTGGTGAGGGCCAAGAAGATTCTCGATGTCCCCTTCGACCCGATAGAGGGTTTAGGAATAATAGTTGACATTGAGCCGTGGGGAGAGTATACTATATATGTTGTTTATTTCTTCGATCGAAAAGCGCTCCGCTGGTTTGAAGAAGAAGATTTAATACTTGTCAATTCTACAAAGATAGAAAAAGAATAGTTAAAGCGAGAAAATGAAACCGAAGAAGTTGCTGGTGCTGGATGCTCTTAATCAGTTTATCCGAGCATATATCGTAGACCCATCACTGTCCTCAAACGGACAACCAATTGGAGGCCTCAAGGGCTTTCTAAAAATAACAAACAGACTTGTACGAGAGATGAGCCCAGACAGGATTATCATCTGTTGGGATGGCCAAGGTGGTTCTCAAAAGCGAAAGTCAGTCAACAAAGGTTATAAGGAGGGGAGAAAGCCAATCAGGCTTAACCGTACAATCCGGAACCTCTCTGAGAACGAGGAGACTGCTAATAAGATTTGGCAACAAACTCGCCTCTTTGAATACTTGAATGAAATGCCAATGATTCAGTTGGTGTCAGATGGTGTCGAAGCAGACGATGTTATCTCCTATGTGGTAAACCACCGAGTCCATCAAGGTTGGCAAAAGATAATTGTAAGTTCTGATAAGGATTTTATTCAATTGCTTGATCAGGAGACAGTTCTCTATCGCCCCATACAAAAGGAAGTTTTGAATAAAAACAGGGTAGTCGAGAAGTTCGGCATTCATCCTCGCAACTTCGCGTTGGCCCGGGCCATCGTGGGTGACAAAAGCGATAATCTTTCTGGCGTAGGACGCGTCGGATTGGCCACGGTGGCAAAGAGACTGCCGTTTCTGTCCGAGGAACGAGACTGCTCAATCAAAGAGGTCGTTGACTATTGCGAGGCCGTAGAAAATAAAGTTGGTGCCCACACAAACATTGTTGAGGGAGAGACGATTATAAGAGAGAACTATAAGTTGATGCAACTTTACGCTCCTTCTATTTCAATTCAACAGAAGCAACACATAAACGACATTTTCAAAAACTTTAAGCCGCTCTTGAATAAGACCGGCGTTCGCAAGATGATGGTGCAAGATGGGATAGGGGAGATCTCGCTGGTCGACCTGTTTCAGAATTTTAAAAGGAATATCTCCGATCATAATGCCAAGAAATAAGCGCACTCAGAAACAGAGCAAGGAACTGCCTACACCTCAGTTGGATTTGCACAACGTCAAGCACGAAGACGCTAGAAGAATGTGCATTGAGTTTATTGAATTACATTGGGGGAGTGATATGGAAGCACACTTTATAACGGGCTATTCCCTCTCCATGAGAGAGATTGTATTGGACATCTTGGAAGAGTATCAACTAAATTTTCAGATTGGGGATGGTGTTAATAACGGGTACGTGATTAGTTGGTTATGATAGTAACGGGTACGTGATTAGCTGGCTATGATAACGGGTTGCCCAGTCTGCCCCAATAGGAAAGAAAAGAAAAGGGTTGACACTTTCCTCAAAAACGTGTATTATGTTACTATGATTTGGGGAAGTGGTGGAATGGCATACACAGGAGACTTAAAATCTCCCGCCTCGCGGCTTGCGGGTTCAAATCCCGCCTTCCCTACTAAGAACTAAACTAGGAGTTTAAAATGTTGAAGAATATGATTATGATTAGCTTGGCGTTCGTAAACGTTGCTCACGCCGACGAGGAGGGCGAGTGCGCCGGAGGCCTCTGTGGGACCCCGGAGGAATCCGGAGGGGGTGGAGGAGGCGGTGGGAGCGTTCTAATCGCCAATACTGACCAGGGCGACACTCAGCAGTTTGCTGACGACTTTGATGAGGATGGGATGGAGGATGACTTCGATAACTGCCCATGGGCCGCTAACCCAGATCAGATGGATGTAGACTCGGATGGCTGGGGGGACGCGTGTGACACTTGTCGCACCAGTTGGAACCCAAATCAATTTGATAGAGACGCCGACGGCCTAGGAGATTCTTGTGACGAGGATCTGGATGGAGATTCGGTGAACAATCCTGATGATAACTGCTCAGATGTTGCCAATCCTAGCCAAGTAGACACGGATGGTGATGGGTGGGGAGACGTGTGTGATTCGGACGACGACAACGACGGAGTCCTCGATGTGACTGATGAATGCCCCCTATTGCATAGGCGCGACTACACCAAGAATATGCAGTGTGTAACGGACCGCGATGGAGATAGAGTTCATGATCATGTAGACAACTGTATCACAGTCTACAATTTTCATCAGATCGATTCAGACCAAGATGGCATTGGGGACGAGTGCGACTTTGATATGGACGGCAATGGAATCTCAGACGTATCTGAGTGGAGTCCGGACGATTATTGCGCGAATGGGGCAGTAGGTTTTGTCAACACCGCAGAGTGCGAGGAAGTAGGCAAGACTGATGTGGTAGGCTCCGGAGAGGACTTGACGGGCTGCAACGTGGTGCTTCCACTGGACAGCCCCATTCCCGCTCTGCTACGAAGACGATAAAATAGTTCTTGACAAGAGCTACTAGATAAGATATTATAAACCATAATCAAGGAGGTTATTATGTTTAGGACAAAGACAGCTAGATCACTGGTAGGTTTGCTACTGTCGGTAGTATTTTCATTCACATGCCTGTGGTTCGCTACGGACGACGCAGAAGCGGCAATCAAGTTTGTGCTTGGATTGTTCGCCGCTGGTTCTGTTTGGGCCGTAGTTGCAACTGCAGTCAGTAATTGGATTGACCAGGGAGAGGGATAATGAAAAGAGAGACATACTGCGATCTCAAAAGACGACCCGACCTTCCAAACTTTGATCAACGATATACTATGGAGGTACCGATTGTTGACATCGAGTTCGACGTCTACAATTCACAGATTCGACAAAAAGGCCATGTTTTTCGCAAGGTCTCTTCCATGGCCCAGTCTATTCTTAAAGGCGGACAAGAGACGCCAATTTCTGTAATACGGAAGGGGAATGGTAAATATGAGTTGAAGGACGGCGCCACCCGGGTGTTGGCCATGCGCGACGCAGACCTAGAAAAGATTCGAGTGTCCTTTTACCATGACACCTTGGGCTGGACCGCGGATGAATGGTACGATTTCCAGTGCAGCAGCAACGATCATCCGCCACAAACAAGCAATTCAGAGGAGGACATCAAAGCTCAAATCCAATATCGAGTTGACAACGGAGGCTTAGAACGCACTGTTGGTTTTAAGTATATTGATCAGCCCGAGGAGTTTTTGAAGCGCGCAGCCGCCCACCTCAAGACCGTATATAAACACGGATCGGGCGGCGGCTACACGATAGTGAAGTACAGGAATTTTGTGAAGAAAGCCCTTTCTGGGACCATCAGTTCAATGTACGAGAACTACGATAAGAGATCAGCTATGACTTATATCAAAAATCAGAACAAGGTTGGGTGGGCGACAGCCAAACAAAACACCAAGAATGCTATTGGGGATATCTCAAATAATATTTGTTTTTATCCTTGTGCTGACATTGGCCGCGAAGTTAGGAAAGATGCATTTGCCAACGCAGCGTACAAGAGGATCGACAATCCAACTGTGAAGGCTTACATGGTGTATTGGGTGGGCGATTTGACTGGCAAAGACGATGAGAAGATTAAGTCGGAAAGAGAAACCTGTATTAGGGAATACGATAAGATTAATGGAAAGTATCATGTTTTCGCAGGCCTCTATTTTCTCCCTCAATTCAAAACGGGGGTTAACAAAGAAAATTTGTATCATATGCGGAAAGTGCGCTAATAACTCTTGACTTCATGAGTATATTCCGATATACTTATGGAGTATTTACTGGCCCATAGCTCCAAAGGTTAGAGCGCGGTTCTTATAAAGCTGAGGTTGTGGGTTCAAATCCCACTGGGCCGACCGGTGTTTAAATAAAAGGATGAGGATTCATGGCAACAGCCGCAGAACGAGCAATCAGGAAACAAGAGAGTTTCACACAGAAGGTTGCATTGGCCGAGGTGATTTGTGGGGAAGAGAGCGAAAAACTCTTTCTAAAAGAGGGGGTTAGATATAAGTTTCTAGAATTTGATGGCCAAGTGAAACTGGTCATTGTCCAACAACAATCACCTTATGATACTCGATTGACACATACAATGATCAGCCCCCTGAAAGAACGGATTGCCTCAGAAGTGCACCACCGATGGCACGTAACCATCAAGGTTAAGAATAGTATTTGGGAAGGAAGAACAGCAAGATAGAATGGAATTTGATTTTGATTACAAACAATTTATTGGCGCATACTTCTACTCGTCTTCGAAGATCGAGGGCGACGATGGGACGCTGCTAGGGTACCACAGGGTGGAGGAACTCGGCACGGGGCTACACAAAGACTTGAAGGTCTCGTTCACTTGGGCGAAGGATGGGAAAGCAGACCCTTCCAGAGAGGTGCTTTCTATAAAGTCCCCACTGGCCCCTGTCACCGTGTTGCTTGAGGATTCTTTGACAAGAAAAGTTCGTGTAATGAACGAACTGCTTCTGAGGAAGGTGGAGTCGACTACCACATGAACGATGAAAAAGTTGATTTTTCTAAATTTGGGAAGTCCTTCCAGGATAAGCTAGCTCACTTAATTTTGCAGGAAAGAACTTTCTGTGACCAGATGCAGGAAGTGCTCGCCATTGGCTTCTTCGAGTTGAAGTACTTGCAGGTCTTCGTACAGAAGATTTTTGCTTATCGGGAGAAGTACGAAACTCACCCGACATACGAGATCATGACGACCATTTTGAGGTCGGAACTCGAAGACGAGAACGAGGCTGTACGCAAGCAAACAAGAGACTTTTTGGCTCGCTCACTAGTCTCCAAGGAAATTCAGGAGGCTGAATACATCAAAGATGTTTCCTTGGATTTTTGCAAAAAGCAAAAGCTCAAGGAGGCCATGATCAAGTCGGTTGATCTGTTGCAGCACTCCTCTTTTGATGAGATTAGTTCAGTCATTAACGATGCCATCAAGCTTGGTTCTGACAATGACTTTGGTTATGAGTATATTACTGATTTTGAACAAAGATATGTACCCAAGATGCGACACCCGGTGACCACCGGTTGGAAATTGATTGATGATATCACAAATGGAGGTCTTGGCAATAGCGAACTTGGGGTGGTCATCGCGCCAACGGGCGCCGGTAAGTCAATGGTCCTTGTGCATCTAGGCGCGCAGGCTGTCAAAGAGGGTAAGACTGTTGTGCACTACACGCTAGAGTTGCAAGATATGTCTATCGGTCTTAGGTATGACAGTTGCCTAACGGGGGTGGCAATCAACGATCTCCCCATTTTTAAAGAACAAGTTTACGATAAAGTGACCGATTTTGATGGCACGTTGATAATTAAAGAGTACCCCTCGAAAACGGCAAGCACGAGTACTATAAAAACACATCTGGAGAAATTGCGAACACGCGGAATTGATGTCGATATGGTTATCGTTGACTATGCCGATCTTCTGCGCCCTAAACGCGTTGAGAGAGAGAAAAGACATGAGCTTGAAAGTTTGTACGAGGAGTTGCGTGGGCTAGCACAAGAGTTTAAGTGTGTTTTTTGGACTGCGTCCCAAACCAACCGGTCGGGGTTGAACGCCGAAGTGATCACCATGGAAGCAATTAGCGAGGCCTTCAATAAATGTTTTGTGGCAGACTTTATATGCACCGTATCCAGAACCATCGAAGACAAGGCCGCCAACACGGGGAGGATGTTTGTTGCTAAAAACAGACAAGGTTATGATGGAATGATTTACCCTATGTTCATGGACACCAGCAACGTAAAGATCAAAGTGTTCGAGCCTACCAACGAGACTATCGAAGAGATCAACGTGAAAGCTGCCGATCAACAAATGAGCAAAATAAAGAAGAAATATATGTCCTGGAAGGAGGAAGGGAAGGGCGATGCACAACGAACAGCAAGTTAAGAAGGAAACTCTAGAATACTTTGATGGCGACGAGTTGGCCACAAACGTGTGGATGACGAAGTATTGTCTTAAAGACAAACTCGGCAATCACATGGAAAAGAATCCAGACGATATGCATCGCCGCCTCGCCGCTGAATTTGCTAGAATTGAAAGTGGGTTTCAAAATTCTTTGAAAGAAGAGGAGATTTATAAACTTCTGAAAGGGTTTGATTATATTGTTCCCCAAGGTTCCCCGATGTTCGGGATAGGGAATGATTATGTTAATGCATCGCTGTCCAATTGTGTTGTCGTCGCCTCCCCGGAAGACAACATTTCTTCCATCATGGACTCCGGCAAGCAATTAGCCAATTTGTTCAAAAATCGGTGTGGCGTCGGGCTCGATATTTCACAACTTCGCCCAGAGAACGCAGTTGTAAATAACGCTGCGCGCACAACCACCGGTGCATGGAGCTTCGCTGATTTTTATTCATACGTTTGTCGCATGATCGGACAGAACGGACGCCGCGGCGCCCTCATGATTTCTATGGATGTTCGACACCCCGACATTGAGAACTTCGTGAAGATGAAGGAAGACCTCACAAAGGTGACGGGCGCCAATGTTTCGGTTAAAATAAGCGACAGTTTCATGGAAGCGGTGGAGGAGGGTGGGGAATTCACTCTTCAATTTCCGGTCGATTCTGACAACCCAACACACACTCGAACGATTGCTGCCACCGACTTATGGGAATCGATTATCGAATCAGCCACCAAGACTGCTGAACCGGGTCTCTTGATGTGGGACAACATCACAAGTAGACTTCCTGCAAACGAGTACGACGAGTTCAAGACAATTTGTGTCAATCCGTGTGCAGAGATTGCCCTTTCGGCTTATGACTCTTGTAGATTAATTTCGGTAAATCTGAAAAACTTTGTGAAAGATCCGTTCACGAAGAAAGCAAAGTTTGATCTGAAAGAGTTCAGCAATGTTATTCGGATAGCTACGCGCCTTTCGGATGACTTGGTTGAATTGGAAAACGAAAAGCTTTTAAAAATTAAGAGCACATGTGACACTGATGACGAAAGGGAACTGTGGGACAATATGATCGCTGCATGCACCAATGGCCGCAGAACTGGTTTGGGAACTCACGGTCTAGCCGATGCCATCGCTTGCCTCAACCTCCCTTACGACGATCCGGCCGCCATCTGCTTCGTAGATGACCTTTACAGGATTATGAAAATAAGCGCGTACGAGGAAAGTGTTAAGATGGCTGAGGAGCGAGGCCAGTTTCCTGCGTTTGACTGGGAGACGGAGAAGGATAATTCTTTTATTAAGGATTTGCCCGAAGTTTTGCAAGCACAGATTCGTGCGCACGGCCGCCGGAATATCTCCATCCTCACCAACGCCCCAACTGGTTCTGTTTCGCTCTTATCACAGACTAGCACAGGCATCGAGCCAGTGTTCCGAAATTCTTACATTCGTAGACGGAAACTTTCCCATAACGAACAGGCTTTGGAAGCAGACTTCGTTGACGATCTGGGTGATCGCTGGGTTGAGTATAGTGTTTTTCATCACAATGTTAAAGAATTTTTGAATTTGCTGAAACAGTCGGACGTTCCAAGTTTTTTTGTGACGTCAGATCAAATAGATTGGAAGAAGAGGATAGAGATTCAGGCTGCAATCCAAAAACACATTGACCACTCTATTTCTTCAACAATTAACTTACCAAAAGATACGGAGCCGTCCGTTGTGGGAGAATTGTATTTACAGGGATGGAAGAGTGGCCTCAAAGGAATTACAGTATATGTGGATGGCTCTCGCAGCGGAGTCCTAATCACAGAAGAAGGGACCCCTGAGGCAGCGGAGGAATTCCCACATGTGAGCGCGCCAAAGAGACCACAAGAGTTAGACTGCGACATACACCACACCACCATCGGTGGGGAAAAATGGGTTGTTTTGGTGGGAATTCTAGCCGACCAACCTTACGAGGTTCTTGCGGGAGAAGCAAGCCTTATCGAGATTCCAAAGAAATATAACAAGGGTCTTTTAACAAAACATTGTTTTAAGACAAAAAATAATAGGTATGACTTATCTTTTGGCTTTAACGGGGATACAATTCTTATAAAGGACGTCGTTAAGGTTTTCGATAATCCAAACAATTCTGCATTCACTCGCATGATTTCCTTGGGCCTCCGCCATGGCGCAAAAGCACGCTTCATGGTTGAGCAACTTCAGAAGGACAAAGCCTCTGACATGTTTAGCTTTGCGCGCTGCATCGCTCGAATTCTTAAGAATTATATTGAGGACGGGGAACTGCCTAGTGACAAACTGTGCACGGAGTGTAATGCGGAGACTCTTCTTTACCAAGACGGGTGCGTAACATGCACATCTTGTGGGTATGCTAAGTGTGGTTAAGACTAATTAAAGATGGAGACTTAACTCTCCAGGCAGACAAGGAGAACTACGCACAATGCCAGTATCATCTAAAATAGTTAAAAAACACGAAGAGATGTTTTACCCCACAGTTCGGATCCGCGCAAAAGGTTCGGGCGGCAGTGGTACCGTCGTATACTCAGAGAAGCATAACGGCGAATACCACACATATGTTATAACAAATCACCATGTAGTCGCAAAGTGTATCAAGGTAGAGAAAAGATGGAATCCTGTTAAGAAAAAGAAGATGGATACTGAAATCTTAGATACAGTATATGTGGAATATTTTAAATATAATAATTATTCTCACTGTATTGGAAGTTTTGCTATTGAGGCCGACATCGTCGCTTACTCAGAGGTGGAAGGTGGCCAAGACTGGGCTCTCCTTCGTGTACGGGACAGGGAAGCCCAAGCTCCGTACATTGCAACCCTTTTTCCTGAGGACGATATTGAAAGCATTCATATTTTTGATAATTGTTACGCCGTCGGAGCGTCGCTAGGCCACGCCCCCATCGCGACAAATGGGCATATCTGTTATATGGATGACGAGATTAGTCACTACCGTTATTGGATGTCCACCGCCCAGACGATTTTTGGAAACTCCGGAGGTGCTCTCTATCGTTACTCTGAGGAACGAAAGAAATACGAATACATCGGCATTCCATCCCGGATTACTGTGCAGCCCATGGGCTTTACAAAAGATCCAATTACGCACATGGGATACTTTATTCCAATCGAACGTGTATATTCTCTTTTGAGAGACAATGATTACCATTTTATCTTTGATAAAGAAATGTCTTTTGACCAGTGTGCGGAACTCCGCGGCGAAGAGATTATCGAGGCGCCCGACGTTGATGCCGACGAAGAAGACGATGAATAAAAGTTCTTGACACTACTGGTAATATCTGTTAATATTATCAAACTAACCCCCTAAAAGGAGAAAAGATGGGAGAGACAAAGACCAAGAAGGAACAATACATTGAGAATTATATCAAATCTCTATACTCGATCGAAGAGGCTATTGAACCCTTCAAGGAACAAAAAAAGGAACTTCGAAAGGAATATTCCGACAACGGATGGTTAACTAAGGATGAAATTCGTGCTACAATCAGAGCATATCGCCTTCACAAGGGCGGTATTGACATTGATAGCATTAAGGAAGTTTACGGCCAAATCGACAAGATGTTGGGCCGCACCATTTCGGAGTAGACATGAATTTCAAGCCAGTAAACAGGCACTTACAGGTGGAGGTGGTTGTCCTTCCCCAAGAGAAGAGCGCTCCCAAAGTTCTTCTTCCAGAGGATTATAGAACGCCCGACGAACAGTACAAACTTTGTAGGATTGTCGCTGTCTCTGATGATTGCGCCACGCATTTTAAGGAGAAATCTTTGGTCGTGGTTAATATGCCGATGATAGAGAAGATCAAAGTTCTGGACGCTGCAGTTTGTTTGGTCTTGGAGAATCACGTCGTAGGAATTGTACATGAGTAAGGGAATCTTTATACAGATGACGGGCCTCTCGGGCGCTGGCAAAACAACTTTGGCCATGGCTGTCCGAGAAGAGTTGATTTCTCGTGGTATTCAAAATATTGAAATAATTGATGGTGACGAATATCGCGCAGGGCTGTGCTCGGACCTGGGTTTTTCGAAGGGAGATCGCAATACGAATGTCCGACGCCTTGGGTTCGTGGGGCGAGTTCTAGCAAGGAATAATGTGATCGCGATCATGTCAGCGATTAACCCTTACGAGGAGGTGCGTCAAGAGATCGGCGGAAAGCTAGTTTACATCAAGACTGGCTTGGAAGCGGTGATTGACAGAGACGTCAAGGGCCTCTACGCGAAAGCCTTGAGTGGTGAAATTCCTAATTTTACGGGAATTTCAGATCCCTTTGAAGAGCCCGTTGCTCCTGATCTGGTGATAGAGACCGACAAGGACACTATACAGAATTGCACGAAGCAGCTATGTGATTTTATCCTGGCTTGCACATGATTGAAAGAAAATGGAGAAAAAATGCAAACTAAGAAACGAGCGATGTTCATCGGCCGCTGGCAACCTTTACATAACGGACATAAGTGGTTGATAAGTCAGAAGCTGGACCAGGATATCCCGGTCCTTGTGGCTGTTCGGGACATTCCCCCTGATGAAAAGAATCCTTTCACCACCGAACAGACTGTTGAAATGTTACAAACGGCTTACAAAGACAATGATGTGGAGGTGGTGGTTATTTCGGACATTGAAAGTGTCAACTATGGCCGCGGCGTCGGTTATGAAATCAACGAACACGTTCCACCCCCCGATGTGGGTTTTGTGTCAGCGACCTCGATTCGAGAACGGATTAAAAATTCTGATGAATCCTGGAAGGAGAATGTTGACGAAAAGATTTGGGAACATGTCGAGACTTACTTAGGGGCGATGAGTGAGTGACGAACCAAACGGCACGTCCATCGATTTATACGGGGACGGCATAGGAAAGGTCCAACTAATACAACATTACGGTGATGACAAAATGGTGGTTAACTCCGCTCGCGTCTCTCACGGGGCACATAAGGAGAAAATCGACGATCGCGATAAAAAGTTGATTAAGTATCTGATCAAGAATCGACACACCAGCACTCTAGAGCATTGTGGAGCAACATTCAAATTTGTCGTTCCGTTGTTTGTACGAAGTCAACACCATCGCCATAGAACGTGGTCTTACAATGAGATATCGCGTAGATATACGGATGAGAATTTACAGTTTTATGAACCTGACGCTTTTCGAACTCAACATAAGATAAATAGACAAGCCTCTAACGAGGATGAATTGATTAACCCAGAGTTGGAGCACTATTTCTATTTGAAAGCGAGCGATAAAGTGAGAAGTCACCATGTTAACTCGGTCACATTGTATGAGGAATTGACCGCGGCCGGAGTATGCAGAGAACAGGCCCGCGGGGTTCTTCCACAGAACATGTATACCGAATATTACGGAACAGCAAACCTCAGTAATATTTTAAAATTTATTGATTTAAGATTAGACTCTCACGCGCAATGGGAGATTCAGAGAGTTGGACAAGCTGTGCTAGACATTCTCACAGGGTTGTTTCCGATAACTGTTGGCGCATACACAGAGATTAAAAAAGGAGAAGGTAATTGATTGCAGATGTTGTAGTAGACCTCCAGTATGGAGATTGCGGTAAAGGAAAGGTGACTAATCACCTGTGCAAGACTGAGGACTACACTCACGTAATACGTTATAATGGTGGTTGTAACGCGGGCCATACTATTTACCATAATGGTCGAAAACTCATCACTCATCACATCCCTTGTGGCGTTCTTCATGGCATTAAATCTATTATTGGCCCTGGGTGCGTGGTGTATCCTGATCAGTTGTTTGCTGAAATCAAAGAACTCGAAGATGCAGGAATACCCGCTAGACGATTTGTACGTGTTGCAAGGAATACACATGTTATCACACGAGCCCATGTCCGCGAAGATGGAAGAGATGATGCTATCGGAACAACGAAACGTGGCAATGGCCCCGCCTATCGCGATAAGTACTCGCGGACCGGAGTAAGGGCGGAGGATGTGGAAGCGCTTCAAGATTACATCGTGGACATATATGATGAACTTCACAACAGCGATGACGAGGTTCGCATCCTTTTTGAGGGGGCACAGGGATTTGGACTGGACGTTGATTGGGGTGACTATCCTTTTGTTACTTCATCTCACTGCACGTCTGCTTCTGCACTTCTTAACGGAGTACCCCCTCAATCTATAAGAAATGTTTACGGCGTCGCTAAAATGTACGAGACTTATGTTGGCGCAAAGAAGTTCCAACCTAACGAAGAGATCTTTAACAAGATTCGGGAGGCCGGCGAGGAATACGGAGCCACTACTGGCCGGCCGAGACAGTGCAACTGGATGAACTGGAACCTCTTAAGAAAGGCTTCGAATATCAACGGCGTCACAGATATGATTATCAACAAGGTTGATGTTCTAGAGGGCGTTGACGCCTATAAGATGATAGTAGATCAGAAAGTGATAGAGTTTGACACAGTTGAGGTAATGAAGGATTACATAACCAGCAATTTAGACGAAAACATCAATGTTGTTTTTAGCTCTAGCAAAGAAGTTATTTAGTGCTTGTCGCCAATGCCATATGCGCGTCCCTGATGGGTTTGGCGATACCAAATGCAGAGCAGGCGTGTGCGCAATTACCGACAATACTAGAAATGTCTGAAAAGTATGATATCCGACCTGCGGTGATGGTTGCTCTCATACATGAGGAGAGTCGTTACAAAACCAACGCAGTTAGCCGAGCCGGCGCATGTGGCCTTACACAGGTTTTGCCAAAGTACACTCAAAATCCAAAACTTTCTTGTCGGCAATTAAAGAATCCACGAGTTGCAATTGAAGCAGGTTCCAAAACTTTGAGTAAATTTTATTATTCATCGTACGCGAAACAAAGTTATAAGACTGCGTTGTGCACCTACAATGCCGGCTACCGCTGCAAGAAGAACTCTGCATCTTATTCGGAGAACGGGCACCGATATGCGAAGCGCATCTTGAGGCGCGCCGCCCGAATTGCTCGTGCTGCAAACTCTCATCTTTCGATTGCGAATCGATTGGACCCATATATAGACAACTGTGCGGCAACAATTAAATAAACATGTTTATGAATTCGACAATTTAGTTGTTGGGAGTTCCTTAAGAGCGTCACGTTACAGTTACGAGCACGCATATCCAATTTTAAATAATCGACTAGAGTATATCCCCTTCTTCGATTTCACTGACTTGGAATCTCTAGAAGACGAGAGTCTTTCGGGGCAAATTGCTGCAGATTTTCAATTAGAGAATCCGCAGATTTCAACTCGGAATTTGAGAAACTATTTCTTATCCCTTTTAAGCTTGGAAGGGTTAAATATGTTTTCAGATAAAGTTAACGCCGTGAGGGTTAGCGACGAGAGCCTTAAGGTGGTCACAGAGAACTCCCGAGTTTACAAAATAAGATATAATAATTTATTCTTGTTTGATGACAAGAATATTGAAGGCGTCCAGTTCGCGTACCAAGCCGAGCAGCCACACCATCGAGTTCTAGATTGGTACCATCTGCAATCGGCCTCCAAATCTGACATTGAGAAGATCACGTCGCAAGATGGGACCATAGGGGAAATATATTTCACCACCTCGGACAAGCATTGGAAATCGAGGCGCCTGGTTGCCGTCTCGCACCTCACCGAAGGCGAGATCAACGACAGTAATAATCTAGAAATTTACACTAGATATGAGATTCTTGACATATTGAAAAAGGCCGGCATAAAGGGGAGGAAGAACGGCACCAACCCAGAGACTGGCGAGCATTACCGACTGTCGGTGAAGATCGAATTTGAAGGACGCGAGATTGTGGAAAGTAATTCACTCTTGTCGAGAACGGTTGGCAACATGAGGTTCAACCCTGATGAGTAGACCTCACGACCATATGGTGGGGGTCATTCCCGTCGCCGGTTTTGATTCTGATTTTGGGTTCCCGTGGCCCGCATGCATGCAGCCGATTGCGAAGAATTATCTTGCCATAGAAAGGTCTGTCGTGGAATGTGCATATGCTGGTGCTGACACAATTTGGATAGTATGCAACGATGACATTCAGCCCCTGATAAGGCACCGACTCGGTGAGTATGTTCAGGATCCTGTGTGGCTTTATCGAAAGTTTGATAGGCACGCTTACGAAAACAAAAAACCAATTCCTATTTTTTATGTTCCCATCAACCCCAAGTATCGAGACAAGATAGATTGTTATGGTTGGAGCGTCATGCAGGGCGCCCTTATGTCATGGTGGGTATCTCATCGAATAAGCAAGTGGGCGGTACCCAAGAAATATTATGTTTCCTATCCTTACGGGGCATATGATCCCAGGCTGTTGAGGGAGCATCGTCGTGATATCGCGGGAAAAGATTTGTTTTATCTATCTCACGAAGGAAAAACTTTTAAAGATGGAGAGTACCTGGGGTTTTCTTTTCGAGAAGAAGATTACAAAACAATATTGAAACAAATGAGAACGGGCACAGGCGTGCATGATCCGGAGACGTATGTGTATGGGGAGGTGCATGACAGATTGCCAGCTAGTGAAAGAGATTCGGCTCGAAATTTTTCTCTTGACAAAGTCTTTGAAACTGTTACAATAGAGGGAGCAAAAGAGGTTGAACTGCCGTGGTATTATCCCATAGATAATTGGGAAAACTTAACGAACTTTTTAGGGTCCGAAGAGTCGAATTTACTTGCCAGGCCACATAAAAGTATGTTATATTATAGAGAGCTTAACCCAATAGGAATCGATGAAGAAGAAGAATAAGTCAGACATTAAATTCGTGGGGCTTCACGCCCACTCAAACGCAAGCATCTTTGATGGTTTGGGATATCCCGACGAGCACATGGATTATGCGTTTGAAACGGGCCAGACTGCGCTAGCGTTGACCGATCACGGCAACATGAACAATCTTGCATATCAGGTGACGCACGCCAAGAAGATGCAGAAGGAGGGTAAGGACTTCAAGCCAGTGTTTGGCTGCGAGGCTTACTTCCTTCCCTCGATTTCCAAGTGGAAGCAGGAGGTCGAGGCCCTCAAAGAGAAAAGGACGACCGAGGAGATTGGTACTTTCGTTGAGGAGGAGACTCGCGGCGAAAAGAAGGACTTGCTCCGTCGCCGAAGCCACTTGATTTTGTTGGCTCAAAACCAGACGGGTCTCAACAATCTTTTCAAGTTGGTTTCGGAAAGTTTCAAAGAGGAGAACTTCTATCGCTATCCGCGTATGGATTACCGCCTGCTCAAGAAGTATGGCGAGGGAATCATCGCGAGTAGCGCATGCCTAGGTGGCGTATACGCCCAAGATTATTGGAAAAATCGCGACGCAGGCACGAGTGCCGTCATGGATGCCATGGCCGAGACCACTCAACAAATGCAAGCGATCTTTGGGGACCGATGGTATGGCGAGATTCAATGGAACCGCATCCCCGAGCAGCATGAGCTAAATCAATATATCATTAAGACGTGCCAAAAAATGGGCGTCGACTTGATTTCCACGGCCGATAGCCACTTTCCGTCGGAGGGCACCTTCAAGGATCGCGAGCTATATCGCCGCCTTGGATGGATTGGGAAAAATCGCCGGCCGGAGTGGCTGGATATCGACCTGCCGGCAACACTTGATGACATGGACTACGAGCTATACCCGAAGAATGGCGACGCTATGTGGGACGCATATAAGAAGTTCTCGAAAGAACTCAATGTATCCTACGATGACGATATAGTGATGGAGTCATTGCTCCGAACACACCAGATTGCCCACGAACGGGTGGGGTCTTTCTTTCCCGACACAGAAGTTCGCCTTCCAAACTTTGTGGTACCCGATGGGATGAGCGCAGATCAGGCTCTTGTACAATACTGTGTTGACGGGCTGAAGGCCAATGGACTGCAGGATGATCAAGAGTATGTCGATCGGTTGAAGGGTGAAATTGGCGTTATCCAAAAGCGCGGCTTCTCCAAGTACTTCCTCACGATGAAGGCAATCGCAGACAGGGCCGTGCAAGACCAGTTGGTCGCCCCGGGCCGCGGATCTGCTGCTGGTTCTTTGATTTCGTACGTGATGGGGATTACTCAAGTTGATCCTTTGAAATACAAGCTACAATTTTCACGGTTCCTGACAGAAGAGGGCACCGGGTACCCGGATATCGATTATGATGTAAGTGACCCGATGTCGTTGAAGGAAGATTTGATTCAGGAGTGGGGCGACACGACGGTTGTGCCAATCTCTAACTGGAACACTCTTCAACTGCGCAGTCTTATCAAGGACATTTCAAAGTTTTATGATATTCCTTTTACAGAGGTCAACTTTGTAACAGGTAGGATGCTTCACGAAGCAACTCCGGAGGCCAAGAAGGCGCACGGAATCAAGGCGGGCGTGTACGTGCCCACATTCAAAGAAGTGATGTTGTACAGTAAGTCTCTGCAAGACTTCTTGAAGAAGTACCCGATGGTGGAGACTCACATTAATGTTCTCTACGGACAGATCCGTAGTTGCTCTAGGCATGCCGGCGGCGTTGTCATTGGCGAAAACCTAGACCAGAGAATGCCTCTCATTAATAGCAAGGGCGTCCGACAAACCCCTTGGACAGAGGGTCAAAACGTCAGGCACTTGGAGCCGATGGGCTTCATTAAGTTTGATATTCTTGGCCTCGCGTCGTTGCGTATGATGGAGGAGGCTGTTCGTCACATCTTGAAACGGCATCACAACAATCCAGATCCATCTTTTGATGACGTGCGCCAGTTCTACAATGATAATCTCCACCCAGAGAAGATGGACTTTGCGAATCAAGATGTTTACAAAAATATCTTTCACGAAGGGAAATGGGTTGGCATCTTTCAGTTTACGGAGAATGGTGCGCAAAAACTGTGCCAAAGGGTTATGCCAACAAGCTTGGTTGACTTGGCAGCCATCACCTCAATCTATCGACCGGGCCCACTGAGCGCCGGCGTGGACAAAAGTTACGTTGCTGCCCGACGAGATCCTGATTCCGTAGAATATCCGCACGAGATCTTCAAAAATGTAACAAAGGATACAGCAGGGTTCTTAATTTTTCAAGAACAGATTGCTGAATTGGCTCACAGATTGGGGCACAACATTTCTTTGGACGAGGGCAACAAACTACGCAAGCTGCTCACCAAGAAGGGTGTTGACGAGGTTGAGAAAGAAAAGAATAAAATCAAGAAGAAGTTCATTGATGGCTGCGAGCAGAAGAAGATCGACTACGCAACCTCTCAACAGATTTGGGATCTCTTCGAGTACTTCTCAGGCTATGGCTTCAACAAGTCGCACGCCATTTCGTACTCCATGCTCTCGTTCCAGTGCGCGTGGCTGATGAACTACTACCCGATTGAGTGGGCCGCGGCCTTCCTCGATAAGGAACCAGAGGGCCGTAAGGAGAGGGCCATCAACCTGGCTATGAAGTGTGGGTTCGAACTACAACCCCTCGATGTCAATTCTTCTGGAAAGGTGTGGGAAATTGCACCCGACAACAAGACTCTGATTCAGCCTCTCACTTCGATTAAAGGCTTGGGGGACGTAGCCATTGACCAAATCATGGCCAACCGACCTTTTAAAAATATTGAAGAATTTATCTTTAATGAAAACATTATTTATAGTAAACTTAATAAGAAAGCGTTAGATGCTCTCACTCGGTCCGGTGCTATGACTTCTCTCATTGACGAGAGGTTCGACGGTGCCAAGCATTTTTGGACTGCCGTCGCGGTTGACCGACCGAGGAAGGAAAAGAATCTTCTTGAGAATATCGAGAAGTATAGGAGTGAGGGGGAGTTTACAGACGAGGAGAGAATCCAGTATCTCGTTGATTTGACTGGAGTTTTTCCCTTCGACTTGGTTATGGACGATCACATCCTTCGGAAACTTGAGGAGCACATGGTGCCCCCTTTGGGAGAATGGGACGATCGGCTGGGGGTAGCATGGTTTATTCCGAGAGAAGTAATTCAGAAGAAGACTCGCAATGGCAAGAACTTCTTGATTATCAAAACTATTGACTCGACGAGTACTGCGGAAACTATTAAGTGTTGGAATGCGAACACGTCACGAGACAAGATTGTTCTCAACCATCCGTACATGGCCAAACTCGATTACAACGACCAGTGGGGATTCAGCACGCGATCGATTCGACACACATTTAGGATGTTGGGATGAACAACAAAGTAGTAATCGTAGAAGGTTTGATTGGTGCGGGCAAGAGTTCTCTTTCAAAAGAACTCGGTGAAGCCCTAGGGGAGGGCACCCTTACTCTGATGGAGCCGGATGAGAAGGACAATGCCAACCCCTATCTTGCTTCTTTCTACGAGAATCAGGAACGCTGGGCTTTTACGATGCAAGTTCACTTGCTTCAAGCGCGCTACATGATGCACTTACAGGCTCAGTGGCACGCTATGAATAAACAAGGGCATGCGGTTCTTGACCGAAGCTACTTTGGTGACACCTCCTTTGCACGCTTGCAAGTGAAGACTGGCGGAATGACAGAAGACGAGTTCGAGACTTACCGCAGCATTTACCATGCTATGACTGCTAGTGTGCTGCTCCCAAGTGTATGCGTGCGACTAGTGGTAAGTCCTGAGGTTGCGGCAGAGAGAATCCGCAAACGGATGGAGTTGCAGACCGGACGTACATGCGAAAACGTTATTGATATCAACTATTTGCGAGAACTTGATAGAGAGATTACTCACATGACCAACGTCCTGACGGATCAGGGGGTGCAAACCATCCATGTACCGTGGGACGCTGACAGGGGAACCCGCGAGGCAAGAGTAAATTCAGTAAACGAGATTGCCGCACAGATTCTGGAATCACAACCGAAAGATTTGTTTCTGGATCTTCACAGGAGAACATTGTGAGAACTACGCAGGACGACGGAAGAGAGAACAAGCAAATTAAGTTGTTTGGACTAACCGCAGAGAAGGGAAGATCTAACAAATATACTTCGGATGCAAGTTGGACGCATAATGGCAAGAAATACATGGTGGAACTAAAATCCTGTGATGCTGTCAAGGGACACGTTAGTACGTCGAGAGAGTTTGGGATAGATAAAATAGAGGCTTGGAAAACTAATGACGGATTTGTCTTCAGTCGGTTTGAAAAGACAGAGCGGGGTATTAAGTTTACGAAGCATGTCCATTGCACACATGAGCAATTGCGCCCGTTTTTCGATAAACAGATTGAAAAACAGAACAAAGGGACGGCTCGACGAGGCGCTGGCCTTGATGTGTGGCCTCGCATCCGTGGCATGTTGGAGGAGTGCTTCGCTCCTGCCGAAGTCGCAAAGATCGAGAAGACATATCGGCGAGGAACAAAGCTTAACGATCCTAAAATAAGCTGGTCAAAACTTGAGGAGTGGGGAACTGTTTTAGACGCACAGGATCCACGCAAACATTTAAGGGAACTTCTAACACAGGAAAACAAATGAATATTAAAGTATACAGAATTAGAGATAATGCAAAATTGCCAGTTCGAGCCCACGAGACTGATGCAGGCATGGACTTGTTTTATTGTCCGGATAATGTGACATCCTTTCAGGTTCCGTGTGTCGTCAAGGTTGATGGCTCATATGCGTTGTCCCCGGGGGCCTCGTGCCTACTTCCCACGGGAATTAAGGTGGAGGTCCCCGAGAATCATATGCTTGAAATAAAGAATAAATCGGGAATCGCTTCGAAGCGCCAACTCTTGGTCGGCGCATGTGTGGTTGACTCTGGCTACGATGGTGAGGTTTATGTTAATCTCCACAATACAAGTGCCGAAACGCAAACTATCGAACCAGGAGAGAAAATCGCTCAGGCCGTTTTGACTCCTATCGTTACTTGTGGTATTGAGGAGGTTTATGAAGATTTATTGAATACAGGCTCGGAGCGCGCAACTGGCGGGTTTGGTTCAACAGGTTTGTTGTGATGGACGAGAGAACACTGAAAACAATTTTCAGTTCGAAGACAGATTCGTGGGCCACTCCGCAGTCTTTTTACGACAAACTGAATAAAACTTATACATTCACCCTGGACCCTTGTGCGTCCGAGAAGACTGCCAAGTGCGCATCGTATTTCACAGAAGAGGATAACGGTTTAAATAAAGACTGGTCAGGGCATAGTGTCTTTATGAACCCACCGTATGGGAGAGGGATCGGAGAGTGGCTTAAGAAGGCTCACGAAGAAGGCCAGAAAGATAACACCTCTGTGGTATGCTTGATCCCGTCCAGGACAGATACCAAGTATTTTCACAATTATTGTATGAGATCTGATTTACTTTATTTTGTCAAGGGACGTTTAAAATTCGGGGACTCTAAAAATAGTGCCCCCTTTCCATCGATGATTGTTGTCTTCGATGGAACAAACAACGGCATGCCACTTGTTGGCACAATGGGAGCAATATGAGTGTTGAAAGAAAAATGAAGAGACGTAAGCAGCGGACTCGGGATAAGGATGCTATTAACGAGATGTCACGACAGTTGGAACATATGCAGAATATGCCCCACAATTGTGCTACATGTGATGCGCCTTTTGAAAGAACTCAGGAGACGGTTAACACATGGAGAATAGAATGCAATTTTGAGAGCGGCGCGACAAGACTTCTCTGTCCGAAATGTTATAAGGAAACCCAAAATGAATGAAGCCCTAACTTACGACGATGTCTTGCTCGTACCAAAGTACAGTGATGTGGGCAGTAGAAAGGAAATAGATATAGGGAATGACTTGGATGATCTTACCCACCTCTCTCTCCCCATCATCGCTAGTCCAATGGATACTGTCTGCGGGAGCGAGATGGCCGCAGCCATGGCCGGCCAAGGGGGTTTGGGTATCATACACAGATACAACAACGTCACCCAACAAGCGAAGATGGTTAAAAGGGCTACGATGTTTGCCCGGTCCAACGCACCCATTGGCGCTGCCATCGGGGTAAACGGCGATTATATGGAGCGCGCCTCCACCTTGATAGAGGTCGGTGCTGAGGTTCTCTGTGTTGATGTGGCTCACGGACATCACTCTATGGTGAGAGAGGCGCTGAAACAATTGAATTTAGAGTTTAGTAACAACGCCCACATCATGGCTGGCAACGTCGCGACGGCTGAGGCTTATCAGGATTTGTGTGACTGGGGTGCCCACAGTGTACGTGTCGGTATTGGCGGGGGCTCTATCTGTTCTACCCGAATTCAGACGGGCCATGGCGTCCCCAGCATAGAGGCTCTCCGAAGGTGTGCAGAGCTTGATCTGGCCATACCGATTATTGCCGACGGCGGCATCAAAAACTCTGGGGACATTGTTAAGGCTCTTGCTGCAGGCGCTGACTTCGTAATGGTCGGCTCTCTGCTGGCAGGCACCACACAAGCCCCAGGTGATATAATAAGTGTTGATGGGATGGAACACAAATCCTATCGTGGTATGGCCTCGCCCGCGGCCCAAACCGACTGGAAGGGGGAATACTCCTTCGCGGAGGGGATTGCTACTACCATCCCCTATAAGGGTGATGCTATAGCTGTGCTCACTGAATTGCGGGCTGGTATTCTCTCGGGATTTTCATATAGTGGCGCGAAAAATATAAATGGATTGTGGGCGAAGGCAGAGTTTATACGGCAGACACCTGCCGGCCGAGTTGAAAGCTCAACACATATCCTAAACAAATGAATCGCTACGGCCCGGACCATAAAAAGATTAACTTTGCGATAGAAGTAAAGAAACACGTAGATCTTCGCATAAGATTGCGGCACGATGATCTGTCTCAGGTGCGTTTTTTTAAAGCAATGGTCGACGGATATTTGGAAAACAATGAGTTAATTCTACAATACATTAACGGGTACAAAGAAGAAAATAACATTCAAAGTATTAAGAAGCGAGAAAAATCTATGAAATTAATTGAGAAAGGAAAAGAGGAACTTGATAAATTTGTTTTTTCCGACAAAGAATTAGAAGATATATTTGATATAATAAAAACAGGAGAAGATATATAATGAGAGAATGTGCTGAAACATGTGTTAAGCACGACGTTGCATGTCCCGTTGAGGATTGCCGTTTGTGGATACAGTACGATGAAGACCTAAATTGCACCGATATAGCGGTCGCCAAACATGGGAAGATGACTTTGCGGGAAATCTCTGAAAGAATCGGAGTCAGCTTTGTTAGGATCAAACAAATCGAGGATGGTTTGAAGATTAAGATGAAGAAAAGAATCAACAATTTAAACAGAATAAATAATTGCCGTTAACGACCATTACGACTACTTATAATTGATAACATGCTATTGTTTTTAAGGAGAACACGATAAATGAGCAGCCGCAAATCACTACTTTCCGAGGGTACCGTCAGACGCTTCATGAAGCTAGCTACCCTAGACAATCTCACGGAGACTTTTGTTGATACTTTGGATGAAGAAGACGAATTAGAGTCTGAGCTTCATGCTACCGAAGATGAACTAGGTGCTGAGGATCATGTCGCCGACGAAGAGGCTGATGAACTGGCTGTCGTTGATGATGAGGCTGCTCTTGACGTGGATCCTGAGACTGTTGAGGCGCTTGTCTCTGCCATCGCCGATGCCATTGGTGATGTTACCGGTACTGAGGTGACCGTAAGTAGTGATGAAGGCCCCGGCGAGGAACTGCCTCCCGAGGGAGAGGGAGAGGTCGAGGATGTAGAGATCACTGATGTCGAACTCCCCGAAGAAGAGCCCGCTCTAGAAGAGGAAGCACCCTACGGTGGTAACAAGGGCGATATCCCTGACGCCGATCGTAAAAAGGAAACGCACTCAGGTAAGCCCGGTCAAGCTTCCGACGAAGATGTCGAGGAGCGAGGAGAGCGACTCAACAAAGAAGGCCGAATTCCAGCCAAGCTTGTCGAAAAACTGACACGACGCGTCGCTGCCCGTCTTGTCCGTGACGCAAAAAAGTAAAATAAATCCACTTTTTACTTGAATAACCCACCCCTTTGTGATATGCTGTAAAGCATGGAACTCGATATTCAACTCGTCAAGACTCTCCTTTGGTTTGTCTGTGGCGCCTTTACCTACAAAATCCTACACGCCCTAGTCTTCTTGGGACAACTTACAGTTGTCTTTGAAGAACTAAATAAGAAAATAATATTGTTAGCATACCACATGAACTCTGATATGGAGTTCATCTGCAAGAAGAAATACGAACACCTTGAACAGTCGGGGATGGCAAAGAAGGAGATCAAATTCATCAGAGAAATCGATAACAGAGTACTCGTCTCGTGGCAGACGGGAATAATTCAGAAGTTTTTTACTACATATCCGCGCAAGATGCACGGAATTTTACCATTCAAGGACTGGAACAGTGCTGTTCAGTATGCCCTTGATTCAATGAACCGGGAAGATACACAATAATGTTACTATATAGGAATATAGGAGATACAATGGTAGAAGCATACGCATGGAAGGAGTCTGTCGATGACAGCGGTAAGCTGCACTACAAAGTCCAACTTGAACTTGTTGATACACCGAAGAGAAAACAGAATAAAGTAGTTAAGCTATTTAAAGACTGGATTCAATGTATCGAGGGCGGTTCTCGCAAACAGAAGAAAGTTATTCTAGGTTACCGCAAGGAGTTTTCCTCCGAGAAAGAGTGGAAAGCGTGGGTCAAGAGTTTCCCCCACCCGTTCTATCAGTTGAAGAAAAACGGTTCGTTCAAACTAATTAAAAAAGGAAAATAAATGAGTAGCAGTGATAAGGGCTGCCCGGCCTGCCCGAACTGTGTTGACGAAGAACTAGACTTTGTCATGCCGCCAATAATGATGGGCCCTCCTCCAAAGCCGGAAATGCGTACCATCGGATTGTACGGAAGCATTGACGACGAGAGGGGGATGGAGACTGTATACGGTTTGTTCTCTCTGAGAGAGACTGGGAAGGAAGTTGATCCAGACACTGGTGCTGTGTCCTTCAAGCCCATTGACGTGGTGCTCTGCACCCCCGGAGGCGCCGCGTCTGACATGTTTGCTATCTATGACGCGATGAGAGTCGTTAGAGCAGACTGCGAAATTAGTACGATTGGTTTGGGGGAGGTCATGTCTGCCGGCGTCTTATTGTTAGCGTCTGGAACGAAGGGGAAGCGGAAGATTGGTGCGAATTGTCGCGTCATGCTTCACAGCGTTTCCGCTGGCCATCACGGGGCAATATTCAGTTTAGAAAATGAGTTCGATGAATTTAAATGGGTGCAGGAAAGATACTTTGCTGCCTTGGAACAAGAGAGTAAACTTAAGAAGAGACAAATTAAAAAGATTCTTGACCAAAAGGTGAATGTCTACTTTGACGCCCAGCAGGCACTAAAATATGGGATTGTGGACGAGATTATTTAATTGGTTTAAGATGAAGTTTGTAGATATAATAAAATATAACTCTAGTTCTGCGAAAAAAAATGGGTGGGACCCGTCGTGGTTTGGTGGTACCGAACAGGACTCCGAGCTAGTAAAGCAGATTAAGATTTTTCAAAATCAACATCGCTTGACGGTTGACGGCCTTGTTGGTCCAACGACTTTCAGAAGAGCTTTGACCAAAAGGGAGGCCGATGGTATTGAGCCGATGGAAGAAGTGCACACCCCCACCGTCACGACTGATCACATCATTTGCAATGGTGAGGAAGTGCCCATCGGTTGCAACACTGTGACCATGAATGAAGACGGTGCCCTAGAGCTTCCACCATCCAGTTATCAAACTTCTTTGAATTTTGAGCGCAAGCCAACCATGATCGTCACTCATTGGGACGCCGCGCTTAGCGCACAATCTTGTTTTAAGATCCTAAAGAAAAGAAAGATCTCTTCTCACTTCGTTATAGATAACGATGGTACCATCTATCAGATGGTGGATACGAATAACGTTGCGTGGCATGCACGCGGCGTTAATGATATCAGTATCGGTATCGATTTTAGCAATGCATACTACGCGAAGTATCAAAAGTGGTACACCAAGAAGGGGTTTGGACGCCGTCCTATACTGGACGACTCTGTGACCCACGGGCGCAAGCACCCCCCTCACTTGGGTTACTACCCGAGTCAACTAGATTCTTATCGGGAACTTCTCAGGGTTTTGTGCAAGCATTATGAGATTCCACTGGCTTGCCCCGAAGACCCTAACGGCAATTACAAGACAGGCTATCACGTTGATTCCGCAAAGGGTCTTTTCCGCGGAGTCGTCTGTCACTTTAATCTTTCCAAGAGGAAGATTGACTGCGCTGGCTTGAAACTCGGTGAAATTATTAAAGAACTTAACGAAGATTAAAACTAATTAATAGCATGGAAAGTAAAAAAGACCTCGACCTTCTTGTAGAAAATTTCTTCAAGCCCAAGAAAAAGAAAACCCTTCTTAATTTAGGTGTTCTCTTGGAGATGGTGGAACAGGCAATGGACGTGGACGCCCCGCTTCTGCAGGAAGAAGCCTCTCCTAGGGAGGGGATTACTTTATCATGGGACGGCATTCCAGAACTTCAGTTAACCGAGTTGGCTTGGGGTGCAGCCACAGCCGAGGGTGAGAACCCGTCGGACGCTAGAATTCAGCTTGAAAGATTTTTGGAGCAGATTGGTATTGGGCGCACGAAAGATTTTGCTGGTAAGTTGCGAGCACTTTCTTCCTTCTACAGCAGAACAACAACTAGGGATGTTGCTCGTTCTGCAGACATGGAAGGGGCCGGGATCGACCTGAATGATTCCAAACAAACAATTAGTAGAATTCTAGGTTATCTAGTTTTCTATAAGACTCTTACACGAATACTCCAGAACTTTAACGCATCTTCGGCCGGCTTCACATTTGAATCTTTTGTGGCCGTGTTGCTCGGCGGAGAACAAATCCCAACCGGTAACCAAACCATCGCGGATCTCACCAGTGGCACCGGCGAACCCATAAGTCTTAAACTTCTGTCCGACGACGCTCCAGTTGTCAAGGGTTCGATTGAGGATCTTATTAAAGATCTCGCCGGCCTAGGCTCAGTCCCGGTTGAGGAGATGAAATATATTGTGGCTTTGAAACTCTTGGACGGCGAAGGCTCGGATCTCGTTGGGGAAATTAAGTTTTTTCGGTTTACATTCAGATTTGAAAACCTGTTGGATATCCTGTCCCACACTGGTGGCAAATACCAAGAAAACCTAAGACTACCTTTGGGGGAGGATGGTATCTCCCCAGATGCATCACGAGCGCTCACATATGTTGAGCCTGTTCCGAATTACGTTGGTGAGGTGGTCGATGATGACGGTCGCCACTGGTGGGAAGCGCACTTTGAAGAGGTATATGATGATGTAGCAGCCGCGGCTGACATTTCGGACGCCGAAGATTTTAAGGACGCCGTCTTTGACGCCTTCGACAAAGAGACTGGAGAAGCTAGTTCCGAATCACGTATACAACTGGTGCGCGATCTAATGCCCGAGAAGTCGGCCCGGGCCGCTAGCCACATTAAAACACTTGACCTTTATAGGTTTGCTGGGAGGGTTAGCGATACGCTCAGAACTAGACACAAAGCGCTCATTGCTGCAGCATCCAAAGCGAGATCGAGCGCTAAGGCATCTGCCAGCGTTACGAAAAATTATGCTTCCGCTGAGGATTCGGTAAAATACTTGAGAGAACTGCAGGCTGCTGGAGATAGGAAAGTCTTTTTTGATGCGTTGTTGAAGACTTACGGTTATGTCACACGGAAGCAGTGGCTAATCAATAAAAACGGGATAGAAACTGTTGCGAGGGCCCTCGGCGAGAAAGAACCCTATATTGGAAGACTGTTTGTCGGCCAGTCCTATGTGCACGAAATGGTTGAAATGTATGGGGATATTATTAATGAGAAAGTATTCTCCATCTTCCGTGAGCTTAAAGTGTTAACAAGCAGTCTACAAGAATTCTTCGGCGGAGGTCTCAAGACCGACCCGGCAAATGCAGCCATCGCAGCATCAAACTCCATCGGCGAGAAGACAAAGAAAGTTGAGCAAGAAGTTGGCTCCGACTAATTGAAGAACCTCCGCGCAAAACATATCGAAAAGTAACAAATCTATTTAAATTCCTAACAACTCATGGTAATATAAACACACATTAGGAGCACTTGTGTCCAGAAAATTCAGTTCCCACCAAGATCTACAACAGAAAATACTTGAAGGCGTTAATAAATTAGCAGACAATGTCGCCTCAACGCTTG